CTCGCTCCGGAGGGTTGCGTCTCCGTTCGTGCGCCTTCGCTCGCGACCTAGGTGAGCGTCTCGAGGTAGCGGAAGGCGTTGTCGTCCGTCGTGTCGCTCGAGGTGCGCCAACGGGCGTAGAGCCCGCGCTGACCGGTCGGTCGGTGGTTCGTTCCCACGAGGTTCGGGATGAACTCGACCGAGAGGCCGATCCGATCGACGACGTTGAACCGGCTGAAGTCACCGAAGAGCATGATCTTCGACCCGGCCGACAACGTCGCAACCATCGGCGACGCCTCGTAGGCAGGACGCCCGAGCAACTGCGCGGGCTGACCCTCCCCGATCCGCTCCCACATACCGGCGCCGCCGGACGTGTCGAACTGACGGATCTTCGAGTAGATCACGACGTCGGCCAGGAACGACGCCCGAGCCCGGTATCTCGCCGGGAGCGCGTCGTGCAAGGAGTAGACGTCCGCGATCGCGAACGCCGCCGAGCCCACCGTGAGGACCCGTTGAGACGTCGTGAGCGCCGTGATGACGCCCATCGGCTCGGTCGAGCCGTGACCGGCCCCGAGGAGGAACTTGGTCGCCTCGAGGTCCTCTTTCGCCTCGCCGAACATCCGGGCGATCTCCGAGCGCAGCGCGCCCCAATCGTCGTCGATCTCGTAGGAGAACGGGACGAACGCCTGAGCGCGCTCAGGGATGATCGACGGACCGGCGAGCGTCGGCGCGTTGTCCGACGCCTCCGTGGCCTCGGCCGCGAACGCCGCCGTGACTCCGGCGGAGCTCACCCCGCGCCATTCCTTCGTCGCGATCGTGATGACGTTCGCGATCTGACGGATCGGCGAGACCCCGATGTCCTTCGTCGAGATCACGGTCGGGTCGAGGACGTAGGGGACCGCGAAGCCACCCGTCGCGTCCGCGCCCACCGCGAGCGCGGCGCGCTCTTCGGAGGTCAGCGCCATCTCGGCGCCGCGGGCGTACTTCGACCATGCCCGCTCGTAGATGTCCCGGCCGGTGACGAGGATCCGCTCGGCGAGCGCCGCTTGGTTGAGCGGTGAGAACCGGAACCCATCGAGGCGTTCCCTGACGCCGTCCTTCACGTCGCTCGACGTGACCGCGTCGTCGATCGCCCTCATCGCCCGCTCGCGGAGCTCGTGAGCGAGCTCGGCGTTGGGGTCAGACGCGAACGGGTTCACCCTGACCGTCGAGAGATCGAACGGGTCATCCGCCCGATCGTCGCCGTCGGTCGATCCGTCGGCTCCCGCCACGCGAGCCGCCGGGGTACGGACGGCCGAGCGAACGACCGCCTCGCGCTCCTCGAGCTTCGCGTGTTCGGCTCGGACGGCCTCGAGCTCAGGCTTGAGCTCGTCCCATCGCGCCTGGGCCTCGTCGTTCAGGGACTCGGCTCCGGCCTCCTCGTGGATCTTCCTGAGCTCCTCGAGGATCTCGGTTTCCCGGCCCTCGAGGCGTTCCATCTGTGCGGACATCGCGTGTCCTTTCAGGGTTGGTCAGACGACGCCGAGAACGACGAACTCGCGCTCCCGGCTCGGGTTGGTGAGGTTCGGCGTGGTCGAACCGGCGCCGTCCTCGGGGTCCGCGGCCTCGTCGTCACGGGCTCCGGCGGCTCCCTCGAGGGGAGTCGTGGTGGCGCCGCGTCCGGAGGTGCGATGGGTCTCGATGAGGTCCGCGAGCTCGCGGAGCTCCTCAGGCGTGAGACGGCCGAGGCGCGCCTCGATGACGAACTCGTCCGTCATCGAGCGGAGGCCGACGTCGGTCTCATCGTAGGCCGGGAACGTGACCGGCCCGAACTCGTACAAGCTGACCGCGGTGATCGTGCGCTCGGGGAGCCCCTTCGGGTTGTGCTCTGAGGCCTCCGGCTCCTCGTTCCGCGTCTCGTCGGTCACGCGGAACCTGAACGACTGGCCGTATTGTCCCGACTCGATGCCGGGGATGAGGTCACGGTTGTATGAGGTGTCGAGGAGCGGGACCTCGGCGTAGGCGCCGACGTCGTCCTCTCGGAGCACCGTCGGAGCGCCGAGCACCTTCGAGCCGACGACCGGGTCGCGGCCGTGCTGGAAGAGCGAACGGATCTTCCCCTTGCGCTCACGGAACGTCTTTTTGAACGCGCCCGACGCGATCCGCTCGAGGAACTCACCCTCCCACGCGGAGTCGATGCGCGCCCAGACGTTCGCGACGCTGAAGTGACCGACCATGGTCGGCATCGTGCCCTCGCCCTCGGAGCGGAGCTCGATGCTCGCGAGGCCGGGCGCAAGGGCGCGGTAGAGCGTGTCGGTCGTCACGGTTGCTCGTCCTCCTGTGAGGTGTGCTGCTTCAGGTAGGGCGCGATGATCTCGGCGAGGGCGCGCCCGGCCTCGGCTCCCGAGCTCTCGCCGGGAGGCTGAAGCTGGACCGAGAACTTCCCGGTATGAACGAGGAGCGCCGGGTCCCCGGCCTTGACCGCGGCGATCGCCGACTCGGGTGTGAAGCCCGCGTCGGTATAGTTGCGGATCGTCGTCGCCTCGATCTGGTGGATCGTCGCGGCGTCTTTCTGATCTTCGGCGAGCGCCGGGATGTCCCGGTCGTCATAGGAGAGCTCGGCGTCGCCCGGTCCGGTCACGATCGTCGCGAGCGCGCCCGACGCACCACGCCACAAGGGCCGGTGTGTGAGGTCGGCCATCCTGCGCCGAGCTTGGTGATAGTTGGAATACGTCGCGGCCGCGAGGCCCTCCGAGAGCCCGACGATGACCGGCGGAACGCCACCGGCCGCCGCGATCCTCGTCTCACCGGCTCCCTGTGTCGCCTTGAAGTCGAGTTGCCGGAGGTTCGCTCCGACGACCGTCGCGTCGGCGCCTCCGCCCACGAATAGGGTTTTGTACGCCTTCGCGAGACCCTCGTGTCGCTCGTCGAACCGCTCGACCCACTCGTCGAACTTCGCCGGGTCGGTGACCGGAAGCTTCACGACGAGGTTCGGGGTCGCGCCGTTCTCGAAGAACTTCAGTTTGTGCGAGGTGGCCGCGCTATCCGCCGCGATCTCGCGCAGGACCGGCGTGAGCCAACTCATCCCGCGGTGTAGCGCCGTCGGGTCCGGCATCGGTGCGAAGTGCGCGACATCGTCGACCGTGAGGAACGACGGCGTCCTCGCGGTCCCGTCCTTCCCGCCCGGATGGTAGAGATACCCGAGGACCTCGCTCTCGATCGAGTAGGCCTCCGCCGCCTGTTCCGCCTCGGTCATCTCCGCCGTCGTGGCGTCGGTCCCGATGACGACCTCGACCCAATCGGGCCGGAGTTGCCGGAGGGAGCCCGAGCTCAGGCGGGTCGTGTAGCTGTTCCCCGCGAGGTCCGCGTGCTGGATCATCCTCGCGAGGAGATCGCCCGTCTGACCGTTCGGCCACGGGTGGTCGAGGATCTCGAGACTCGAGTCGCGGAACAGGTCGCCGGGTCGGCCGTCCGGGCCGAGGCGCCGCCACGCGAACCGAGCCTCCGTGAAGAGTTGGAGCCGCGCGAGGAGCACCGCGAAGACGACGCCGTTCCGTCGCGTCACGCCCGCGTAGCCCTCGAAGTCGTTGGGGATGGACTCCCGCCCGCCGAGGAGGGTCTGGTTCAGCGGACTCAGGCCGTAGGTGTTCCCCTGGTACGCGAGCTCGAGCCATTCGTCGATGCTCGGGTTGCCCCACGACTCGCCGCCCGACCGCACGAGGAGCCGGTCGACGAGCCTCACAGGTCACCCCCGAAGTCGACGAGGAGCCCGGCCGACATCGCGAGGACGCCGCCGAGAACCCATGCGGCGGTCGTCGAGACCTGCGCGATCCCGGCGAGCACCGCCGCGGCTCCGAGGATGGTCAGGACGTAGGGAGCGCAACGTTTCAGGAACTTCCCCATGCGACGAGCGGCACCTCCTCGGACTGTCCCGCGTGCCAGAGCGCGCGGTGAACCGCGACGATGGCCGCGACCGCCGCGTCGATCTTGCGCGGAGAGTCGGGTTTGTCTTTCGTGATGACCTCGTAGCCGCGTCGTTTCTGAGTGACCGCGTTCCCGAGGTGGCGCCTGAGGACGACGTCGCCGTCGTGCGAGAGGCGCCGCTCGTGGACCGACTGATAGAAGTCGTCACACGCTGGACCCATCCGCGAGGGCTGCATCGTCTCGAACCGAACGACGACCTCGCCGTAGAGGTCCTCCCACTCTTCTACCTCGCGATGCCACCCCGGCGGGTCGGGCGCGAGCTCGGCGACGTCGAACTCCGACATCGCGGTCGCGAGTGCTTCCATGACCTCGTTCCGCGGGGTACGCCATCCGGGGTCGTCGTTCGGACGCTCCCAGGCCGCCACCTTGAACAGGTGAGGTTTCTCCTCGACCGTGGCCGCCCACAGTGCGGTCGAGTCTCGGTTGTACGAGCCGTCGAACCCGAGCACGACGCGCGGTCGATCACGGAGCCTCTTGCGTTTCTCGAGCGCGTCCCAGACGGAGAGCTCGAGGAACTTCCGCTCCGAGCGCCACGGGATATTGAGCCAGAACCGGACCGACTGACCGTGTTCGACCTGAGGGTCGCGGAACTGTTCCTCGATCGCGTCGAGGTCCGTGAACGGCCACGCGTCCCCCGAGGCCTCGCGGATCGCGGTCCGGAGCTCGCGACGGATGGTGAGCTTGCGCTCGGGCGAGGCTTGCCGGTGATCGTAGAGGAACCTCGGCTCGCCCTTCGCCCGGCCCTCCGAGACGTCGATCGCGTAGCGGTGCGACGTCTCGGCGATGGACTCCTCGCCGGGCTCGTAGGCGGTCGTCGTCTCGAGGGACCACGGGTCCGCCGCGCGTCTCTTCGGGATGTTCCGGAGCATGGTCGCGTGAGAACGGATGAGCCTCGTCGCGATGAACAGGTGGGTCTCGTCGAAGTGCTGGAAGGTCGTCCTCGCGCCGTCACGGGCGTTCGGAGCTCCGGCGAGCGGAAGGAGCTTGCCGGACCCCACGCGCGGCGCGACCCGCTCGAGCCCGATGTCATAGGCGTCTGCGATCGGCGAGTGAGCGAGGATCTGGTAGGCCGCGCCGTAGGCGAGGTCCTCCGTCTGTTCCTCGGTCGTCGCGACCATCGGGACGTAGGGGTCGATGACCGGGCGGCCGACGGGCTCGTAGGACCGCCCGACCTTGCGCCACCCGTCGCACCGAACCGGCGCCGTCGAGTCGAGCTCCGCGATCGCGATCATCGCCGCGAGCTCCGTCTTCCCGACGCCTTTCCGGCGCGAGAGGACGACCCGCTTGAACCTCCGGCGGCCCTCGAGATCGTGGCCGCGAGGGAACACCTCGTAGCACCGATACAGGAACAGGCGCCACTCGTCGGTGAGCCTCACCGGTTGCCCGAGGAGGTCGCCCGGACCGTGAACGAGGTTCGCCTCGATCCAGTCGCACACCTCAGGTCCGAGCGTGTCCCACGGTTCGGGATCGAGCGCGGGGACGATGAGACGGGCGTCGTTCACGCCCGCCTCACTTCACGATCGCGAGCCTCGGGTCGGGTCGGGACCTCGAGCGTTTGGGCGCGGATCCCGTTCCGACCGGCGCGACACCGTCGTCGACGATCTTCACACGGGCGCGGAGGCGGTCGACCGCCGTCGCGCCGAGGAGAGACTCGTTGAGCCGGATCTCGCCGAGGAGGTCGAGGCGGCCCTCGAAGTACCGCTCGACGGTCTCCGCGAGCATATGGAGGCGTTGCCACTCGACCTCGGTGAACCCCACGGCCTGAGGAGCTCGCGTCCACGTCCGATACCACGCCCGCGTTCGGGCGGAGTAGTTACTCGCGCCGGGGAGCTTCGGCGGATCGGCCGGGTGAGCATCGGCCGCCACCTCGAACCACGGGGTCTCCGCGTTGCGCCTCACCCGCTTCTCAGGATCCTTCGGAGCCGGTCCTTTTCCCGCCATCGCCCGTGACCTCCTCTTCGGTACAACGCCACCGCGGCGGTTCGTCGCGGATTCCGGGGAGACTCGTACGCTCGAAAGTCGAGGGACCACGGGGCTCTTTCTT